TACAGTCAAAATAATAAGTATTTATAAATCAATAAATTAACCCGTATAAACTTATAAATAAACATTCTACAAAACGTATTAAGTTTTTATTTATAATGAATATAAATAACAAATAAAATATTGTTAATTAATAAATAATAAGTATCTTTGATTACGGATAAGTCGGAAAACAAATCCAGAAAAAATTATTTAAAAACCCATTTGTAATAAAGTCCTGTTTTCCGACGCTTTATTCAAATGGGTTTTGACGTTTAAAAATATTTAGTATGAAAAGTGTAGAATGGAAAATTAATGTGGAAAGATTTTCAGAATTTGATTTTATTAAAGATGAAATTGATTTGTTAATTATCAATAATGTAATTGATAAAACTTATGTTAATATTAATGATTTGTATGAATATATAGATTTATATTCAAAAACAAAAGTTAGTTTAAAAAGAGTAAAAATTAAGTTTGAATATTTAATAGGTCAATTAAAATTTACAAATATTTGGAGAGGTTTAAATTACCCAGATGAAACAAAAGTAAAAGATTTGTATTTAATTAGACAAAATGAAGATAGATGGAAACAAGAGTATTTAATTGACAAATATAAATTTAATTATCATTTAGTTTTTGAAAATGATCAAGTATCAGAAACTTTTATATCTAATATTGAGTTAGAAGAAGGAACTAAATTTAGTTATAACGGATTTGATTTTGAAGTTACAAGCAAATTAGTAAATAATATTTTAGCAGAAAACATATGAATGATAATAATTTAGAGCCATTTTACACAGTTAGCCAAGATGGTAGGCTTTCTTTAGATAACTACAATTTTAAAAGATTTTTAGAAGTAAACAACTTTTTTAAATGCAAACCAAATGATCAAAGTTCATTTAACATTATTAAAAAGAATGATATATTTTTAGAGATAAAAGATGATTTTGAGGTTAAAGATTTTGTATTAAATTACGTTGAGAATGAAATACAAAGTAAACCTGTTTATAATTTGATGACTTCAAAAACTAATATCTTTAAACGTGATTTTTTATCTATGATACAAAGTAAAGAAATTTCATTACTTAGAGATAAAAAAGATACTTGTTATTTATTCTATGAAAATGGAGTTGTTGAAGTTAAAAAAGATACTCAAAAATTAAAACCTTATAGCGATTTTGGTTTAAGTATATGGAAGGATCAGGTTATAAAAAGAGATTATATAGAAAGTGATCATCATCAAAGTAAATATAGAGAGTTTATTTGGAAAATATCAGGTGAAAATGTAGATCGTTACAATACTTTTCAAACTGTTATTGGTTATTTAGTTCACTCATATAAATCAAAAAGTGAAAATAAAGCTATTGTTTTAAACGATGAGATGATAAGTGATGAGCCAAACGGAAGGAGTGGAAAAGGTTTATTTTGGAATGCAATTAAACAACTAAAAAAAGTTCAATCTATAGATGGTAAAAAGTTTTCATTTAACGATCCTTTTCCTTATCAAGGAATAAAGACAGATTGTCAAGTATTAGTTTTTGATGATGTAAAACCAAACTTTCAATTTATAAATCTTTTTTCTGTAATTACTGAGGGTATAGAAATTACTTATAAAGGAAAAGATACTATTAAATTGCCAGTTGAGGACAGTCCAAAGATTTTAATTACTACTAATTATGTTTTAAAAGGAACAGGAGGTTCTCACGATGCTAGAAAGTTTGAGGTTGAATTAAGTTCATTTTTTAATGCAAATTATACACCTAAAGACTATTTTAAACATATGTTTTTTGATGATTGGGATGCTGAGGAGTATGCTAGATTTGATTGTTATATGATTGAATGTTTAAAAAAGTATCTTAAAAATGGTTTAATGTCTTATGAAAGTATTTCTTTACCATTTAAAAAGTTAGAAGTTGAGATAACTAAAGAATTAATTGATTGCATTAATCAAATTAAATCAGATGAATGGATTGAGTCAACTTGGTTTTATACTTTTTATGAAAATCAATTAGTAAATAAATTTGATCGTAATAAATTATCTAAAAATAAAGTTACAAGTTCAATAAAAAAGTATTGTGATTTTTTTAATTATCAATATGAAACAGTTTCTCCTGGTGGAGTTAAAAAGTTTAAAATAATCAAAACCAAAGTAGATCCAAAAACATTGGATATTTGGGATAAAATTGAAAAAGATGCAGGAATTAACTAGACCAAAAGGAGTAATTTTAAACACTCCGTTTATTTCGATAAAAAAAGAGTTAGTAAATCAAAATATTACTTTATCAAAAGATGAGATAATAAATTACAATTTACGTTCAGAAATTGATGTTAACGTGGCTTTTCATTATTTAAAGAATTTAGCATTTAGAACCGAAGCTACTATCTTAAATCAGGAAGCTAAAGGAATAGATACAAAACTATCAGAAAACACTTTAAAACGATTGCTATTTATTCAATATCAATTTACTGAACTAGATATTAAAGTTCAAACATTGAAGCGAGATAATTTATTATTAGAAGAAAAATTAAAATATTTTAAACAAAATTTTAAATGAATTTAAGAGACTATCAAATAGAGATATCAGAAAAAGCAGTTGAAATATTACAATCTAAAAAGATAGTTTATTTAAATATGCAACCGAGAACAGGCAAAACATTAACGGCTTTAAATACAGCTAAGTTATTCAATGCTAAGAATGTTTTATTTATAACTAAAAAGAAAGCTATTAGTTCAATTCAAGACGATTATAACAACTTTAATTTCTTATTTGATATAACTATCATAAATGCAGAATCATTGCATAAAATAGAGGGTAACTTTGATTTAATAATTTCAGATGAACATCACGGTAATGGAGCTTTTCCAAAACCTAGCAATAGAACAAAACTATTTAAATTAAAATATTCGTATTTACCTATGATATTTTTAAGTGGTACAATGTCAACTGAAAGTGGATCACAAATTTACCACCAATTTTGGGTATCTTATTATTCTCCATTTAAAGAATATGGTAATTTTTATAAATGGTCGAAAACATTTGTAAACGTAACTGAAAAGCATTTAGGATATGGAGTTGTTAAAGATTATTCAGATGCTAAAATGGATTTAATCAATCCAATTATTGATGAATATACAATTAAATATACTCAGGAAAATTCAGGGTTTAAATCAAAAGTAAATATCAATGTTTTATATTGCAAATCAATAAACGAAATATTGATTAAAAGACTTAAAAAAGATAAATTAATAGAGGGCAAAGATGAGTTAATTTTAGCAGATACAGGAGCAAAATTAATGCAGAAATTACACCAATTAGAAAATGGAACGATTAAGTTTGAAAGTGGTAATATAAAAGTTTTAGATTATTCAAAGGCAAACTATATTAAAGATAAATTCAAAGATAAAAAGATAGCTATTTTCTATTATTACATTGCAGAATTTGAACTATTAAAAGAAATATTTACAAATTATACAACTGATATAGATGAGTTCAATAATTCAAATAAAACATACATAGGTCAACAATATAGCTCGGCAATGGGTATTAATTTAAGTTCAGCAGATTGTTTAGTATTCTATAATTTTGGTTATTCTGGAACTAATTACCTTCAATCGATAGATAGATTAACAACAATAGACCGTAAAGAAAATAATATTTATTTTATTTATCCAAAAGGTAGTTTAACTGAAAAAATACATAATGTGGTAAAAAATAAAAAGAATTTCACAGAAAAACAATTTTTAAAATTAATATAATGGCAAGCAAACTACAAACAAAAGTTATTAAAGACCTAGAGAAACAAGGTTATTTTGTGATTAATCTTACACGTACAAACAAAAATGGTATTTCAGATTTACTAGCTTTAAAGGAAAATGAGAAACCTTTATTCATAGAATGTAAAGAAAAAACAGATACTGTTAAACCTTTGCAATTATTCAGAGGAAAAGAAGTTACAAAATATGGTTGTGAATTTATGATTATTAAAGATAAATAGTTATATTAGCCGAACAAAACTAAATAGATTATGAAAAATATAAAAGAAAAGGTATTAGAGTGGGCAGAATTAAGAAACCTTCTACACAACGAAAATGCCTTAAAACAATATAGCAAGTTACAGGAAGAAAGTAACGAACTTTTATTATCAATTCTTAATAAAGACCCGTACGAACAAATAGATGCAATAGGCGATTGTGCAGTAGTTTTAATCATTTTAGCTAATCAATTAGGACATGATTTTGATAAGTGTTTAGAAAGTGCTTATGATGAGATTAAAAATAGAGCTGGTAAAACGGTTAATGGTAATTTTATAAAGGACATATGAATATTATTGCAACATCAAAAACAACAGAATTAATAATTCAAGTAAACTACATTGATGATTTTATTATTAAAGGGCAAGTTTTGGTAGGTGACCAGTATAACCATATTGGTAAAGTAGACTACTGGTCCACAAGTACATTTAACATATCAAAAATAAATTATGATAATAGACCCAATATTAAAACTGCCAAATAGAAGAAATATAGTTACTAAACATGGTGTCCTAAGCGACTTACATAAAGTAACTATTGAATGGTTTAAACATGAGAATGACAGCGTATTTATGCGAGAATTTGTCAACTATATTGTAAACAATTATAGTAACTTCAAAACTAAAAAATGACTGAACTATTTGAGTATATTGAAATAATAGTATACTATGATATAAGATGCAAAAAATATGACTATATTTATCAATTAATATGTTACAATTAGAGAAGTTAGAGAAGTACTGTAAAGACAGAAACATAGAAGCCACTTTTATAAATGGTGTTCTTATCGAGCCTTTGCCAATAGTGAAATATAACTATAGAGTTAAAAAAGATGCTTGGTTTTTAGAGATAGCAGTAAATAAATACGGTTGCAAAACAGTTGTAGAAGCAATGTTTAATAAAAAAATGACACTAATATTATGAAATATTTGAAAATAAATGAGATAAAACTCAACCCAAATAACCCTAGAATAATTAAGGATGATAAGTTTACAAAACTAGTTCAGTCTATTAAAGACTTTCCTGAAATGTTAGATATTAGACCTATTGTAGTTAATCAGGATATGATTATTCTAGGTGGAAATATGAGATACAAGGCTTGTAAAGAAGCAGGTTTAAAAGAAATACCTGTTATTGTAACCGATTTAACAGAAGAACAACAAAAGGAGTTCTTAATAAAAGATAATGTTTCAGGCGGGGAATGGGATTGGGATTTATTAAATGAATGGGACACTGAACAATTAGAAGATTGGGGGTTAGATGTTTGGGAACAACCTGCTGAAGTAGATTATTCTATTCTTGACGACGATGATATATCTGAACAATTAGAGGATATGACTAACGGAGTTAAAAAAGCTATACAAATTGAATTCGAAGCTGAACATTATAATGAAGCGTTTGAACTTGTAAAGTTTTGGAGAGATAATAAAGCCTATGTTGGTGGTATGATAATGGAATATTTAAAAGCTGAAAAAGAAAAAATATGATTTGTTTTATACCAACAAAAGGTAGGTTAAATACAAAAACTTATAAACTTTTTGAAGATGTAGGTATTGATGTGAAACACTTTATAGAACCACAAGAAATAGAAAAATATCAAGTACCTAACAAAATATCTATTTTAGAAAATAACAAAGGTATTGGTTATGTTCGTAATTTTATGTTGAATTATGCAAGGCAAAATGATTATGAATGGGTTTTAATTTGTGATGATGATGTTACTTCTTTTGGTATTTATAATGGAAAAACAATAAAACAAGATGCGTCAATTTGGATTAATATATTAGAAAAAGCAAAGAAATTACCTTTTGAATTGATAGGGATAAACTACACTCAACACGCCTGGCACGAAAAAACAAGTTATTCAATTAATAAAAAATTTGCAGAAGTTTGTGTATTAATGAATGTATCTAAAATTAAATGGAATTATAGACCAGAATTTAATTTAAAAGAGGATAGAGATTTTGCACTTCAAACAATACAAAAAGGAAACGGAATTTTAAGATTTAATCATTTTTGGTTTTCTTGTCCTGATGTTGGTTCAAATACTGGTGGGTTACAAGATGAATACAAAGCGAAAAAAGACGAGGAAAGTGCTAAAAAAATGTGTAGAGAATGGCATCCATTTGTTACTTTAAAAAAGAAAGGTGATAGAATAGATATGAAAACAGATTTAAAATCATTATCTATGCACTATAAAAAACAAATAAGATGAAACGTATAGATTTAATTGAAGTAAAGCACAACCGTAAAATTGGTGAACCTTGTGAATATATTGAGCCTAATGTTACTGAAGATTGTATTTTTTATGTAAATAATGAGCCTATAGGTTTTTACTTAAATAAAATGCCTGAAAAAATGTGTAAATTAGCAGACTTGGCAAATTCAGAATTTAATAGTAAAAATGTTCCAAAAACAAAACTAGATAGGTCAGACGTTTTAAAGGCTCAAATTGATAATCCTGGTATGTCAAGGTCAGATGCGAGAAAGGTTGGAACAAGTCAAATGTCAGTAATACTTGGTAGCGTCCCACCAAAGCCACAGTTTATGAGATATTACGGAACAACGTCAAGTGTTCATTCAGTTAAAACAGCGCAAACATTTATTAAAGCAATGTTATTATTAGCTAAAGAAAGTGAGTTGTTAATAAAAGAATTATTGCCAAAACAATATGAACAACAAATTGAATTATTTAAAGATGTTAATGAAAAATGGAGGTTTGGAAACTTATTTACAAGTTCAATTTCTAACTATAATATTTCAGCACCTTTTCATAGAGATACAGGTAATATAGTCGGGGCGGTTAATGTAATAATTTGTAAACAAAAGAACTCAAAAGGTGGAGATTTACACGTTCCCGATTATAATGCCACAATTGGTCAAGTTGACAATTCTATTTTAGTTTATCCTGCTTGGAAAAATATACATGGAGTTACTCCGATAATACCAATTCACAAAGATGGATATAGAAATTCACTTGTTTTTTATCCTTTAAAAGCTTTCAAAAATTTAGATTAAATAATTGCAATCTAAATTTTTATTTTATATTTGTTTAAACTAAAATATTAATTATGAAAACAGCAACACTTTACGAATTAAGAAAAAATCAAACTGATTTCCCTAAAAAGAAAATAATTAGTTCATCTACTTCAACTGAATTTATAAGACAATTTTATTCAGATGACATTGAAATTTATGAAAGTTTTTTTTTATTACTTTTAAATAATCAAAATCAAACATTAGGATATGCTAAAATAAGTCAAGGAGGAATAACAGGAACGGTTGTAGATGTTAGAATAGTTGCTAAATATGTAGTCGATAGTTTAGCAACTGGTATTATTTTAGCTCACAATCATCCTAGCGGAAACTTAAAACCAAGTCAACAAGATATTGATATAACAAAAAAAATAAAAGAAGCTATGAAATTATTTGATGTAACTGTATTAGACCATATTATTCTAACAGTTGACAATTTTTATTCATTTGCTGATAACGGAACGATATAATGGCATACGACAAACAAAAGATATTTGAACAGGCGAAGGAAGTTATAGTTAAACATAAACTATTTTTCATTGAAGATATAGTTGCTTTTATTCCAATTTCAAAACCTACTTTTTACGAGTATTTTCCTATTCAATCTAACGAAGTTAACGAGCTAAAAGGATTGCTAGAAACAAATCGTATTGAATTAAAAGTTTCTATGCGGTCTAAATGGTATAAATCAAATGCACCAGCTTTGCAAATGGCTTTAATGAAATTGATTGCAAGTCCTGAAGAACTAAGAAAACTATCAATGAACCACCAAGTAACAGAGGAGGTTGAAAAACCTATTTTTAACGGAATAAATATCAATGTTACAAGAAACGACAGCACAGCAGAAGATAGCGAACCTACTAAAGAGGATTAGAGTTGTAAGGGGTGGAACTTCAGCAAGTAAAACCTTTACAATTATACCTTTTTTAATAGATTATGCCGTTAAGAACCCAAAGAAGGAAATATCAGTTGTTTCAGAAACTATACCACATTTAAGAAGGGGTGCTATTCGTGACTTTCTTAAGATAATGGATATGATAGGAATGTACAACGATAATAATTGGAATAAATCGTCGTTAACTTATAAATTTTCAAACGGTTCTTATATTGAATTTTTTAGTGCAGACCAACCTAACAAGTTGAGAGGTGCAAGACGTGATGTTTTATTTATAAACGAGTGCAACAATGTAGATTGGGAAAGTTACTATCAATTAGCCATCCGTACACGTGATTTCATTTATTTAGATTATAACCCAGTCGCAGAATTTTGGGTAGACAAGGAGTTAATAGGTCATGAAGATACAGACTTTATTGTATTAACTTATAAGGATAACGAAGCATTAGAACAATCAATTATTAAAGAGATAGAAAGTGCAAGGGAGAAAGCTAAAACGTCTTCATATTGGGAGAACTGGTGGAAAGTTTATGGATTAGGGCAAATTGGTAATTTAGAAGGTGTAATTTTTAAAGAGTGGAAGCAACTTGACAAAATACCTTTAGATGCTAAACTTGTAGGAAGAGGAATGGATTTCGGTTATACAAACGACCCTACCACAATAACTGATATTTATCAATGGAATAACGAATATATTTTTGATGAACGAATATATCGTACTGGTTTAACCAACCCCGAAATATGGAGAGAATTTAAGTCTTTAAATATTGATAATTCAATTTACACTATTGCGGATAGTGCCGAGCCAAAATCAATACAAGAATTATCTAGTTTAGGTATGAAAATAATCGGTGCAACTAAGGGAGCTGATAGTATTATGTATGGTATTCAAAGAATGCAAGAGAATAACTTTTACGTTACCTCAAATAGTTTGAATATAATAAAAGAATTAAGAGCTTATACGTGGGCGGTTGATCGTGAAGGGAATAAGTTAAATAAACCGATTGATAATTTTAACCACGCAATCGACGGAATTAGGTATTTCTTTACCTCAAAACCAAAAGCAAAAGCACCTCGAAGCCGTTTATTATGATAAAATTTAAAACACAAATAAAGGATTTCAATTTACCCACTAGCTGGAGTGATATTAAATTCAAAGATTATTTGAAACTACAAAGTTCAAATGAAATTCAAGCTATTCAGATATTGACAGGTTTAAATGAGGTTGAAATATTGATGTTAGATATTGAGGTAATTACTCCATATTTAGAATTTTTACAAGACGACCCTACAAAGTTTGAAGAAAGTAATTATATAGATAATATTGAACTACCTTTTGATCTAGGTGAACAAAGCTATGAAAAAAAGATATTAGCTTGTAGGGACATTTCAAACGTCTATGAGGTTATCAAATTGTATTCTGGTGTAGATTGTTTAGAATTAGATTGCGAGGTCGTATTTCAAGCGTATTGCTATTTATTAAACCGATTAACAAAGATTATTGAACGAGATAATGAACGGTTAAAATCCGAAATAACAATAGAGCAAAAGATGGCCGGTATTGATAGCTTCAATGAGTTGGGCGATTTCAATACAATTGACATGATCGCAGAAAAATACAATTATACTCATGAACAAGTTGAACAATTACCGTATAATTTAATCTTTTTAATACTACTTAAACAAAATATTAGCACTAAATTTGAAAAAAACTATTCAGAAATAATAAAAGACAAATGACAATAAAACAATTAGTAAAGGGTCACGTTGATAATATGACATCCAATAGTGAAAGTTATACCTTTCTACATAGCGAAACACAATTTCAGAACTTAATGGCTGATGAACAAATATTACCCGCTGTTTATTTAGATATGCCTATGAAGTATACGCCCAAAATAATGAATACTGGAGCGTTTCAAAGAACTTATATTTGTGTCGCTTTATTCTTATTTAAAAGTGAATTAGATGACAACGATACACAACAAGAAAGTATATTTATTAAGGCTGAAAATGCACAACGTGAATTTCAAATAGCACTTGAAAATGATGTCGATAATGTTAGAGATTTAAGCGTTGATACGTGTGTACAAGTTCAAAATCTATTTGATACAAATATGAGTGGTATCATGATGCCGTTTAGCTTAAGAATGATAAATTCAGACGGAGTATGTTAAAATATAAAAAATATCTTTGGATAATTACTATAGTTAGTTGGTTATTAATTGGGTCAATTATTTGGTATGTCAACAAATAAAGAAATATTTGACCAATTTACCAACACTATTGTTCCTGAACTTCAAAAGGTAGCTGGTTCTTTTTTTGGTAAGTCTATTGAGGTTGAAAGTACTGAGAATAGCATGACTATTTATGCTAGTCCTTTTATATCGGTTCTATGGAATGGTAGAAAACCGACATCATTTGGAGCTAAAAAAGGTAATCCTACATTGCAAAAGTCTATTTTAGATTGGATCAATAAGAAAGGTATAAGCGGTAAGGCGAATAAAGATGGCAATGTACCAACAAGCGAGCAATTAAGTTGGGCGATTTCAAAATCTATTCACCTTCATGGAACTAAATTATATCAACAAGGTGGAAAACAAAATATTTTTGATACGATTTTGACATCTAATCGTATAGATAATTTAGTATCTTTAATAGCGGACAAGTATTACACGCAAATAATTAGCATAACAAAATGATTTCAATAACTAAAAATCCAAGTATTTCAATTAACGGCCATAAGTCAAAATGGTTTCCGGCACATCAACCGATTACATTTGAAGTTCAAAGAATTGACGCTACTGTTATTCAGAAATATAAAGTTGGTAACGAAGTACATTTTAAATTTAATGCAAATATACCTTCAAGTGTTAAGGTAGGGCAAAAACTTAATTATATTCAGGGAAACGCCTTAAAAACATTAACGGTTAAAGGTGTAGATGGAGCTATTTTAAAGTTTGAATTTATCGCTAGTTTGAACTTAATAGGTGGGACAAATGGTTTTGTAATATTTACAGACGCTTATGCAAGCTATTTTATTGAAACAAAAGTTTACTACATTAGATCAACGGCTTATGAAGAAATTGGTACTTTAAAAAATAAAACAAATAATTTTGGAATTGCTAAAATATCCGTTCAAGAATTACTTTCAACAAAATGTATTAATCAAAATAACTTTGTTTACGATGTAATTAATCAATCTCAAACAGGTGAGGGAACTAAATTTAACATACAAATTAGAGAGGTTATAAATGGAGTTGCTGGTAACTACACTTCAATGGTAGATGATAACGTCCTTTATTTTACAAATTCATCTAATCAAATTCAAGACAAATACGGTTACAACATGGGTAGCTATGTACCGACCTATGACAATGCAAGAACTGATAAAGCTAAGTTTCAAAGCGTATTTAAACGCCCTACTTATTTTGTTGGTTATCCATTTAGTTTAAATTTCATTTATTCCGATAACATGACAAATTCACAATTAACTAGAAAGGAGCAAACTAAAGATATTAATGGAAATACTATATCAAATACTACCGATAATATGAACATGGCGTTTAGGTTTACGGCTAATCGTTTAATGTTAAAACAAGGGTATACTAGCAATGTCAAAACTGTTGATATATGGCTAGATGCTGGGGCACCTCAACCAGTTCCAGTAGTACCTAAATATTCAGCCGATCCAAAAGGTAGCTGGTCGGTTGGTAATACATTTGATGTTGGATTTAAAACAACAGAAACATACATTAGAGCTACTCAAGGCTATACAAAATTACTTTTCCAATGATAGTAACAGAGAAAAAAACAATTAAGATAGATAGGGAATGCAAAGAAAATCCAATCTTTATTTCATGGTTAAATACTTACGGAGGTCGTGAACATTGGTTATTTCACAAAGTTCAAACAAAAGGAATAGTAACTCAAAATGCTGGAACTTATGAAAATTATATTTCAGACTTATCAAATTCACGTGGTCAAATAAATGATATTTCTAAGAATGCAACTCCTTTATTAATCGTTAATGCTATGGTAGATATTGAAGACATTGAGGGAATAAAAACGATGCTTTATTCACCCTGCGTTGAATGGTTAATTAGTCAAGCTCCTATTAAATGGCAAACGGTACGACCTCAAGTGGGCTCATTTAAGTTGTATGATACAACCGATTTAAAGGCTACAATTCAAATAACATTAGAATTACCTTACATTAATATTCAAGGTTAATGAACGAGCTTATAATTAATGATAGAAGAGTAGATTTAAGTGATCTAACCAATATTGGACTAACTTTTTGCGCAAATAATATAGGTGAACTTCAAAATAGACAGGGCAACTTTTCGAATACTTTTAAGCTACCAATTACAAAGAATAATAGGGAAATATTTGAATGGTCACATTTGCAAACTTCGGCTAGTTTGATGGCTTATAAAAAGTTAAAAGCTACTTATATTCAAAATGGAGTTGAAATAGTTACTGAAGGAGTAGCTGAAATTTCAAGCGTGGATAATAACTATTTTTATATAAATGTTTACAGTGGAAATGTAGATTTAACCGATGCAATAGGTGACATAACAGTAGGTGAGTTATATAAGAATGATAGCTTAGTGCTTTGGGATATAGTGTCCGCCTATAATTATGGTAGTCAATTTTTCATATTTCCTTTAATTGACTGGAGGAAGGACATTGATACTTTTTTTTCAACCGATACTATAGATGTAAGGCAAATGTTACCATGTGCTGTCATTCCTAAAATGTTTGATAGATTGTCAAGTAAAATAGGTTTTAATTTCACAGGTAATTTTTTAAATTCTGTTAATTTTAAATCAATGATTTTAACGCCTGATAGTTTTACAATTCCTTCAAGTGATGCGATTAAAAATGCAGAGGTTGTAAAAGGTGAAAATACTCCTTACACTCAAGTGCCAGAGGGTGGTGCAATGACTATAATAACTAGTTTTCCAACTTTTAGAAATGTTAATAATAACCCTGATTTTGCATTAGGAATTTTTAAACCTTTGGTAAATAAAATAGGAAAATTAAGATTTACGGGTAATTATTACTTATATTTTGGTCATAGTAATACACCGACTTGGAAAACACTAAGTAAGAAACAAGCTTATATAGATGTAGCAATAACAGATGTCACAGGTACCGTAAATATTTATGGGCCAATTATGTATGGGCCATATGACTATTCCTTCAAGCCATTAACCTTAGATATTGAAACCCCTGAAATGACTTTTTTATCAAATACGGAATACAAAGTTAAAATAAGAACATATGTAGCTCAAACAAATAAAGTTCAGCAATTAAATTTAATCGACTACGATTACCCAAACGCCACAGCTACAAGTCAAATATCATTAAGTAGATTTCAAGAATTTACGCCAAGTCCTAAAATTGCATATAATACACATATTGATTTCACAAAGATTTTTAAGATGAAAGTTAAAGATGTTTTAAAAGATATTTTTAACATGGAGGGTGTAATTATTCAGACTAATAATTATTCAAAATCTATTCAGTTTAACAAATTTGACGATGTAATTTTAAATAAATCAATAGCTAAAGATTGGTCAAATAAATTACAAAATTCAAAGTCAATGGGTTTTAAATTTGGGAACTTCGCAAAGAAAAATAATGTAAAATTTAAGACAGAAAGTGAAAATGATAGTTACTTTAATTTAACAGATGAAAATTTAGAAGTTGAAAAAGATGTTATTAAATTGGGACATGATGCCACCTTAAAAACTAATAAATATAATGGTTTTATCATTCCCAAAATAGATGCCTTAAAAGATGGTAGTAATGAATGGAATAATCCTGGGTGGCGGTTATTATACACGAAAATACAACCTACAGCATTCAATGTTGTATACACAGATGGAGTTGGATTGCATGTTCAAATTAACCCAGTTCCTTTTTGTGATTTTAAAAATGCAAAACAATTGATTGATGAAAATTATACTAATATCGTTAACATTCTAAAAAATCCAAAGGTTATTAAAATAGTTGCAAAATTAGATGTTACTGATATAAGTGATCTAGATTTTTCAATACCGATACAAATACAGCGTCCAGACTTAAATATAAGCGGGTACTTTTACATTAATAAAATTGAAAATTACAAAGGTGGCTTAACAAGTTGCGAAATTATAGAGATATGAGCGAAGAAAAAACAATATTATTATCCATAAAACTGGATACAGGGGATTTAAAAAAGAATGCGGACATAGCTTCAGCAAAGTTAGAAGAACTTAAGATTAAACAAGCTATTCTAAAAGGTGAAAATAAACAAGGTACGGTTGAGTATGCTAAATTAAATGCTGAAATTAAAGCACAAACATTAGTTTTAAATCAATCCTCAAAATCATTAGAAATAAATGAACGTTTAGGAAATAAACAAAATTTAAGTTTAAAAGAACAAGGGGAGCTTTTAAGTGCTGGTAAAACTGCATTGCGTAATTTAACGGCTGAACAAATCGCAAATACAGATAGTGGTAAACAATTAAATAAAGAAGTAAACGATCTAAACGAAAGTTTAAAAAAATCAGAAGCTGGGTACGGTGTTCACGTTAGGGAAGTAGGTAATTATGACAAAGGAATTAGAGGGTTAAAAGCTGAATTAAAAGACCTTAAATCTCAAATGGTAGGTTTGGACGCTGGCTCTGAAGAATACCAACAAGCAAGCGAGAAAGCTGGTGAATTAGGCGATAAAATCAAAGAAGTTAACGAGAATGTTAAGGCTTCTAGTGGTGGCACAGGGTTTGAAAAACTATCCAATAACTTAGAGTTAGTTCAGGGCGATTTAATGAACTTAGATTTCGCTGGAGTTTCTGAAAAAATGAAACAAATGGCTGTTATTTCTAAGGGAATGACATTTAAAGAGGTTTTAGGAAGTCTTAAAAGCATGGGAAGTGCTTTGATTTCATTAGGTAAAGCAATATTAATGAACCCTTTATTTTTATTAGCTGGTGTTATTATAGGTATTGTTGGGGCTCTAAAAATGTGGAGCGATTCGGTTAAACAAAGCGCTATAAAAGCTCAAGAAAATCATACAGCATCAATACTTAGAACTATTGATGCCATGCAAAGGCAAAGAAAATTAAGCGAGAAAATAACTGAATTAACAATTAAACAAGCTGAACTTGAAGGAAAATCACTTGAAGCGGTTGGTAAGTTAAAATTAAAAGCATTGGAGAAATCGCAATCTGATGATGTTAAGGAGCGATTAAAATACTATGAAGCTATTAAAAGTGCTAAAAAAAGCTATGACTTAGCGGATGATGAAGAAACTAAAAAGAAATATAAAGACGAAATAAAAGGATTAAGAGATCAACATTCTGAATTAAAAGATAAAGCAAAAACTTATGGACTTGAAAAAAAGAACCTTGAAACTGAAATAAATAACGGTATTCGTGATGAACAAAAAGCAAATAATGAAAAAATTATAGCGGATGACAAAACGGCCACCGATAAAAGAACAGCTAAACAAATTGAAGCTGAACAAAAAAGATTAGACTTCTTAAATAAGTTAGCAGACCTACAATTGGCAAATGAAGATAAATCAAATCAAGCTAGATACGATGCAATTGAAACAAAGTATAATGCAATTTCTGAATTGACATCCAATAGTGCTGAGGATTTAATTAATATTGAAAAACAAAAGAACGCTGAATTAGACGCTTTGGACGTTGAAGCAAAAGATGATGCTTTAAATAGGGCTAAAATTGAGTATGATCGTTCGATAAAAGACGCTGATGGCAATAAAAAATTGATAGTTGAAATTGAAAGAAGCTACACACTTGAAAAAACAAATATTAATACCGACTACGAAAATAAGAAAAAAGAACGTGATGCAAAATCGGTAACTGATACAGAACAATTTACAAAGGCGAAATTAGAAAGTGAAAGAAAAGCAAGTCAAGAATTAAAATCAATAAATGCAGAATTAGCTTATGTAAAGGCAAAAGGTACGGATGAAGAAAAGGCAATGTTTGAAGCGTTTCAACAAAGCAAAATTGACACGTTAAGGGTAAATGCTGAAGAAGAAATAAGGCTGAATAAATTAACTGGTGATGCGAAATTAGCCGTTGAAGGTAAACTAGCATTAGACACAGAAAAAATAACGGGTGAAAAATTTAAGAAAACTGAAGAGAAAGAAACTGAAGAAACAGAAAAAAAGCTAACCAAAGAACAAGAGAAAGCACAAAAAACAGCAGAAATTACTTTACAAAGTGCTACACAGTTGACGGATGCCCTTTCATCTATTACACAGAATAGAATAGCTAAGGAGTTAGCAGATGAACAAAATAAGAACGATGAAAATCAAAAACAATTACAATCTCAATTAGATGCTGGTTTAATTACTGAAGCTGAATTTAAAACTAAGAAAGCCGAATTAGATGCAACATTTAAGGCGACTGAAAGTAAGTTGAAAACCGAAGCATTTCAAAAGGAAAAACAAGCTAATCTTATTAAGGCGGTTATGAATACTGCATTAGGCGTTACTGGTGCTTTGCCAAATGTTCCCTTATCTATTTTAGCAGGTGTATTGGGAGCAGTTCAAATTGGTTTAATTGCTAGTCAACCAGTACCGAAATTCTCAAAAGGGGGTTTATTTGGTGGTCAAAGTCACGCAAATGGTGGAACGAAAGGAGTGTTTTCAGATGGTACACAAATTGAAGTTGAAAAGGATGAAAGTTTCTTTATTTTAAACAAAAGAGCTACTCCGTTAATTAGTCAATTATCTAACTTAAACACTTCTACGGGTGGTGTACCTTTAATGGCTAACGGTGGCACATTGAAATTTCAAAACGGTGGAGCGGTTGCGAGTAGTTTATCCAACAATTTAGACAATCAATTGAACGCACAAAACCAATTGCTTAGAATGATTGAATTGATGCCTAAGCCTGTTGTAGTAGTTCAAGACATAAACGATGCTCAAGGAAATTTGGCAAGTGTGGAAAATAGAGCAAATTTTTGATTAACTTTGAATATGTCTATAAAATTACTCGAAAAATTACATGATAGCGGAGAGCTTCATGACTTATTACGGTCAGGTTTAATATCTGTAAACGTCTTAACTTGGTATAAGATTTACAAAGCATTCCAATTTCAGATGCAAAAAGGAGTTAAAAAAACACAAGCAATTACAGATGTCTCGGATGTCTTTGGAGTTAGTGAAAGAATAGTATACAGAATAATAAAACGATTTGAACAATGAAAATCTACAAAAAGGGTAACTACATTTACCTAGTAAATGCTAGCGGTGACATCAAACAAGACCACGCTAACGAGGTTAAGATAACCAAAACAAATGTATCAAATGAAACGTATAGTATCTATTCAGATGACTTAGGTGTAAATAATGTAACATTTAGTGAATTAACTCAAGAGAATGGAACGGCTTATGCTAGTGTTCAAGCCTTTGAACTTTGGTACGCTGAAAATACGGGTTTTAATCCAGCCTCAGGAGGTAGTGGGGCGGGAACGGTAATTAATACTGTTTCAAATTATGCAAGTTTGCCAGACCCTACACTAGTTTCAAATGATTTCTATTGGTGTGAAGCTAGTCAAGGTACAAAGTGGCTACCATTTTCAGTTGGTGGAACTTACTACCCTTTGGGAATGTACTATTCAAACGGTGTAACGTGGGAATATTCTGAAAGCCCTTATCAAGCAACTTTAAGCGAAGTAAATACGGGAACTAATACTGATAAATTCGTTTCTGCTTCGACCTTTGCAAATGCTACTAAATGGAATAATTATCAGAATAAAACGAATGAATTTATATTTGTTTCAAGCAAATCAGACCTTCCAATTGCTATAAGTAATGTTATAACCTTATTAGATAGTGTAACCTACTTTTTCACAACAACAGTAGATTTAACTGGAGATAGATTAGTATGTGGATTAAATACTGTTATACTAGGTGCAAGTTCTGAAAACTGTTACATAAAATCTACGGGTTTAAATTCAGCTACTGCATTAATTACTTCGGTTTATTCATTACCTATTCGTAACATCTCATTCACTCACGGTACAGTTTTTAATTTAGATGGTGATGGAACAACAACCGCTATTGATTGGTTCGGTATCAACTTTGTAGATTGTGCAACGATAGGAACAATTAAAGACTATACTAACTTTGTGATGGGTGATAGTGCATTCCTTAATTCAAGCGGAATGACATTTGATGGTTCTATTGGTACAATTGCTTTTGGTAACTGTTTGTTTGATTCTTCTACGGGTGGAACTGCTATAACATTAGCAAGTACATTAACGGTAACAAGACGTTTTAGAATAATTTACAGTTCATTCGTTACTTTGTCGGGTGAAACTTCTTTAAATGTTTCAGCAAGTGCGACTATCTCAGACGAGAGATACATTTTAGATACTGTCAATTTTAGCGGTGGCGGTTCTTATATTTTAGGAGTAGACCAAACATCAAATAAAACTTTATTTACTAATTGTGTAGGTATTCAAAATACAACAACAAGAGGTTTTTATTATATGGTTAATAATGCAACTGATACAATTATTGGAGGGCCTAATGTTAATGTATGGGTAAAGGCTTTAGGTACTACAACTGCTGATTCAAATAATTCTAAATTTTCACATTCAAATAATAGACTAACTTATTCAGGTGCTTTTAATACGTCGTTTTTAATTACTGTAAATACTGCAGTAAGGTCGGGAGCAAGTAACCAAAATATAAGTATTGGAATAGCAAAGAATGGAACGATATTGACTAACTCAGAAATGACGATTAGAACATCCACAAGTAATCAAGAACATCCAGGAAGTACTCAATATCAAATTGATTTAATAACAAACGATTATGTAGAGTTGTTTGTGAAAAACAGTCAATCAACAGATATAAGAGTTTCAGATTTAAATTTTTCAGTCGTTAAAATATTAGTATAATCTTTGACGTTTTAAAGTCAAATTAACACAAAAACAATAACTTATTTTTACAATATGATAGGAAATGTCTACATAAAAGGTCAAATTGGTAATTCATACGATGAAAACGGTATAATTACTAAAACTGGTATTGAATTAATTGATGTCGTTTCGCAAGTTCAAGGGCTTGGAGAAGTAGATACAGTTAATGTACATATTGATAGCGAGGGCGGTTATGTCGAAGTAGGTCGTTCAATTGCTCAATTTCTTAGTTCACTTGGTAACGTTAACACAATAGCCGAAAATCTTTGTGCTTCAATAGCTACTGAAATACATTTATCTGTTCCATTAAATAATCGTTTCATTCAAGAAGGTACGTCTTATATCATTCACAATCCATTCTTAATGAATGTTACGGGTGATGCAAACGCACTTGAAGAAATGTCTAAAAACATTAAGGAAACTGAAAGCGAAATGATTAACAACTACGCAAAAGCGACAGGAGTTAGTAAAGAGGCTTTGAGTGGTTTGATGAAAATCGAAACTTCATTAACTGTTGACCAATGTTTGAAATTGAATTTTGCTTCTGCAATAGTTCCAAAACAGCAACAAAGAGCGGTTGCTCTAATTTATAATAAACAACAAACAAATATGAAAAAACCATTAATGGAGCGTGTTGCCTTAGCAATGTCGATTTTAAAAGGTGAAGAAATTGTTGCTACGGTTGAACGTAACCAATTAGCAATGATGGTTGAAACGGATAAGGGTAATTTAGAATTACCATTTGATGACATTCAAGT